AGTAGAACCTAAGTGTAGATTTTCATCTCTAGCAATAAGTTTGATAATCTTTGCGTTTCCTTCCATCTTTTTAAGTTCTGCGAACGCCCACGAGCAAGCAAAGGATACGTAGAAGCGAACACCTTCGAGAATATTTACACTCATCAATGTCAACCAAAGAAGTTTCTTCAGTTCATACAGATCCACAACAACAATTTTACCATTGATCCCATGACGACCTTCACCTAATAGATTGTACCACGAAGACATTTCAATTAGTTCATCATAATATTTTGAAATAGAATCTGCGCAGTCCACAATAGGTGCAATATCCATAAGTTCATCAAATACTTTAGAAGGATTTGAATATACATTACGAATGATATGCGTATACGAACGACTATGGATCGTCTCAGAGAAAGTCCATGTCTGTATCCAGTTCTCTATTTCTGGAAGACTAACAATAGGGTTGAACGCTTCTACAGGTGCACGGCCCTGCACACTATCCAACAAAATTTGTCGTTTTAAATTTGAAGTGAAAATATGTTTTTCATGGTCTGTCAATGCTTTGAAGTCTTTTGCATCCTGATAGATGTCAACTTCTTCAGGACGCCAAAAGAAACCCAACTGACTATCAGTGAGTTTATCAAATGACTTATACTTCAACTGGTCATAACGTTGAATGGTTGGACCCCCAGAGGGATCCAAAAACATCTTTACTTTTGTATGATCAGTACGATTGTTAACGTCAAAAACGCTCATTTATTTTCCTCTATATTGTGCAGCTTTCACATGCTGCATCATCTGTTTCTGATTGTTCCAAAGGTTCTTCCATCAACTTGTTAATGTCGACTTCACCTTGACCGTCATAAGTGTTGAAGTAATATAGTTGTTTTCCACCATACTTGTAGAACATCAATACGTGTTGAAGCATTTCACTCATAGGAATCTTTTCGTCCTCATAGAACTTAGGATTATAACTTGTGTTAATGCTGATGCCTTGATCGATGTATTTTTGCAGAACTGCCATGATTTTTAGGTATCCAACAGGTGACTGTTGATCCCATAGGAGATCATATTTATTCTTCAAACGTTTGTACTCAGGAACAACTTGTTTTAAAACTCCATGTTTAGATTGTTTTACTGAAATAAGTGAACGAGGTGGTTCAATGCCATTCGTTGCATTTGCAACCTGTGCACTTGTTTCTGAAGGCATCAATGCCATGAGTGTGGAATTACGGATACCTGTTTTCAGAAGTTGTTTTCTTAATCCTTTCCAATCCATACGTTCTTTGTGTTTGACAAGTTCATCAACGTCTTTTTTGTATGTTTGGTTCGGTGTAATTCCATGTCCATACTTTGTTTCACATACTCCTTCGATATTGCCCATCTCCACTGCAAGATCTGCAGATGCTTTGATCAAGTAGTAGGACCAAGCTTCTGCGTACTCATCAATTAGTTCGAGACCTTCAGATGTAATGTCTTGGTAAGACAGATCATTTTTTGCCATCCAATATGCGAAGTTGATAATCCCCACACCAAGAGGTCTGCGTTTCTCAGTTGATAAACGTGCAGCCAGAATAGGATAATTCTGATACGACAAGAGTGCGTCTAGACCACGCACGGCGAGTGTACAGGCACGTTCAAAGTCTTCTGGTGATCTTACATTACCCCAGTTGATTGCAGACAGTGTACAGAGGGAGATTTCTCCTTCTGGGTCATTTATATCATTTAATGGTTTGGTTGGCAAGTCGATTTCTGCACAAAGATTGGACTGTCGTATCGGTGCCACAGATGGATCAAAAGATCCATGATCATTTGCGTTGTCTACATTCTGTAAATAGATACGACCTGTGTTCTTACGTTCTTCGATGAACATAGAGAACAATTCAATTGCTTTGATAGTCTTCTTACGCAATCGTGTATTGCGTTCTGCAGTCTCGTAGAGACGTTTGAACTCATCTTGATCTGCAAAGAATGCATCATACAATCCAGGCACGTCTGATGGTGAGAATAGAGTAATGTCACCACCACTTATTAGACGTTCGTACATCAGTTTATTGAACTGTACTCCATAGTCCATGTGACGTACACGGTTCTCTTCTGTACCCTTGTTGTTCTTCAACACCAACATATCTTCGACTTCAAGGTGCCAGATAGGATAGTAGATAGTTGCTGCACCACCACGAACACCACCTTGTGAACATGACTTTGTTGCAGACTGAAAGTGTTTGTAGAACGGAATGATACCTGTATGGAATGCATCACCTCTACGGATTGGTGATCCAATTGCACGAATAGAACCACCCCCAATACCAATACCTGCCTTCTGACTTACGTACTTAACAATAGAACTAGAAGTGGCGTTGATAGAGTCAAGACTGTCACCAGTTTCAATAAGGACACATGAACTAAATTGACGTTGTGGAGTTCTAACACCAGCCATAACAGGAGTAGGCAGAGAAATGTCGTGTTGACTAATTGCATTGTAGTAATCCTTTACCCATTGCATCCTAGTTTCTTTTGGATAATTCTGGAACAATGTCGCAGCAATCAACACATAACACATTTGTGGTGTTTCAAAAATCTCACCAGTCACACGGTTTTGTACGAGGTACTTACCACGCAATTGTTCCATTGCAACATAAGTTAAATTCTCATCACGTTCATGTTTAACAAAACCATTGATGGTATCCCACTCTTCATCATCGTACTGTTCAAGTAACTCTTCATCATAAAAACCCCTTTCAGTATTGCGAACAACCAGTTCCTTAACAGAACACGGTTCATATCCACCGTACACTTCTTTGCGTAGTTGATAATTAATCAAACGACCACCTACGAATTGGTAATTAGGTGTTTCTTCGGTGATAAGATCTGCAGCCGCCTTAATAAGAGTTTCTTGAATTTCAGTTGTTGTTATACCATTGTAGAATTGGATCTGACTTTTGATTTCGACTTCACTTGGACTTACCCCAGTGATATCATCACAAGCGTGAAACACAACTTTGTGAAGTTTTTCGATATCAAGTTCTTCTTTAGATCCATCCCGCTTTGTTACTTGCGTCATATGAGATGTTCCTATTTTTTGTTAATATATTTTTCTGCGAGGGGAAATATTTGGGCAATAGCCTTACCAATATCTCGTGCGAGTTCTATGTGCTCCTTTTGTGTACCATTTGCGCTTCTGAGTTCAACATAATGAATCCACGAACGAATTGTACCATTCACATATAGACGTGACACTGTCAAACCTTCTGGTAGAAGCGCACGTGCTTGTTCTTTGGCGATACCATTTTCTACCGCCCATTCATAGTTTCTTTTTACGATGTCAATAACGCCAGACTGTCTACGACCCCACTCAGCAATTAAATCTTGGTATTTTTGATTTTCTACAAGAGAAGGATCACCCTCAATCTCAATAGAGTTTTGACGGTTCTTTGGATCTTGTAAACGACATTCACGTTTTACAAATTCTAACTCTTTCACTGGATCTGCATACCGTTGCGAAAACTCTTGAAAAGAAAATGAACGGTGACGCAACAACTGTCGTGCAATGTCACGAGTTGTCTCTACTTCAATACATGCAGACACCATCTCAAATGGTGACCAGTGTTTATGTTTGGCGAGATAATTCAGAAGTTTTTCTGAAGTTGAGGAATTAAGTTGGTTTGTCGGGTTAGACACACGTGCACAATAAGCGATAAGATCTTGTACATCTTCAAGTCCAATGAAAGTATCTTCAGGTGGTTGACTGTAAGAAATCAGTCTAGTCTTCATGTTTTTCTCCATCTTTGTAATCTAAGGTTTGCTTCCAAACCCTTATACGTATTATTATTAATCACATTTTCAACATCTGTACTACCATTTAAGATCATCTCATTGATGTCTTTACCCTTTACATTGTCGGGCCAAATACAAATCTTGTATCCCTGTCTAATCACCTTCTCCATCCGTTGATGGATTTCTTTATTGCGAGGTTCTGCATCAAAGACAAACACCGCATTATCTAAGTTTTCAAATGCGGATACATTACCATCCGCACCCGCCATTGCGACTGCGTTAGATAAGAATAAACTGTCTATGGCTCCCTCAACAACAAAATATCGCTTGTCGAAATCTACCGTATCAAGACCAAAGACCTTTGGACGATCATCAAACATGATGGTAAGATATCGAACACCACTAGGATTGAACCCACGAGCAGAAACACCAAAACATTTTTTATCTTTGTCAAGGAAAGGTATTACTAGGCGTGGTTCGTCCTTATCTAAGTTGTCGAATTTATCAGGGATGATTCCGTTAATCCAACTCTTGAATGATTTTACGTAATAGAGTCGATAGTGGTGACGTGCCGGAATCTGTCTCTTACTTATATATCTTTTGATTGCATGGTTGTGGGTAAGTTGAGATACTTTTTTTATCTTCTTTAAAGGATTATCTTTTAGCACAGATAGACGTTTTCCAGTCTCATCTTTGAACTGAAATTCTTCTTTTTTGTCTTTTTTGATAAACTTTTCTGCAATATAATCATTATAAAGGAGAGGATCTATAGTCTTTAGGAAGTTCTGAAAACCATGACTTGCACCACAGTTGTGGCAATAATACAAGAATTTATTTTCTTTTTCTAACAGCCACCCACGAGCTTTTGATCGTGACTTCTGTGAGTCGCCGCAGATAGGACATCTAAAATTAATTTTGTAGGGAGCAGTATTCCTGATACGGAAATTCTCTAATCTGCCAGATAACATCTGGGCATAGTGCAAATCTGTGAAAGATACCATTACAAATCCTCAAGGGTCATACGATTGCTACAATCATACACCAATAAAATGGATTTGTCAACCGAAAAGTTGAGGCCAGTTTAATTTTGCTACGAGAAAAATTAGAACTGCACCGACACCCATCATGTAGTATCGCCAGTTCTCTAATGCGTTGATACGTTTAGTCTGTTGCGTGATACGTTCGTGGAGTGTACGTTCCATTTGATCTAAACGATCAAGGATTTCTTTGTTACTAGAATTACGTTTTTCGTTACTAGCTTCTGATAGTCTTTGATGGTCTTCTCGTGCCATGCGTCGATATTCCTCTAATCGATCACTTAGTACATTTAAACGAACTTGTTCTTCTTTTTTATATGAACTGCAGACTTGTTCCACATCTTCTAATTTTTCACCTTGGAATTTCAATGTGACTGATTGTGCAGCTACAGTTTTCTGTAACTCTGACATCATGTCGAGAGAGTTGTCTACCTTTGCAAAGTATTTATTAATGACTTTTATATCAGACTTGATTAAAGCAATATCTGTTTCTAACGAACTCTGAGCCATTGAACTGTTTCCTAAAGTGTAAATTTTTAACCTTATTTATCAGTTTCAGGGTCTGGAGTAACCGCTTCTTCGTAGTACACGATGATTTCACCTTGTTGATTAATGTATCTACGCAACTCTGCAATGTTGAGTGCAAGGTTCTCATAATCCTTAACTGAGAACGCAACAAACGCACGATTACCATTAACCTCTTCGAATTCCTTTAAGAACTCTTCAAGGTTATCTTCGTTGACAACGTATAGACGTGTGTCAGTTAGGTTGATCGGTTTCGGGCGGGCGACTGTCGGAACTGTCGTTTTCTGAATCTCCGTTACCGTCACCACTTTCGGTTCTGGAGTCAGGAGACTGCAACCAGCTAGGAAGGGGATCATCCCCAACGCCACCAGTGTCTTGTTCCAATTCACGCCATAGTTTTGCTGTTGCACCATTCATCTTTCCTTCAAGTTGGCCAGGCTCTTTGAGCGCCATCGCCGTCAAATTGTGTCTTTGGAGTTTACCTCTGAGGTCATCACCATATGCCTCAGCTTTTTGAAGATCTGCAGATAGTTGGTTATTAAGTTCCGCCATCTTTGCAGCATCTTCTCTGAGTGTTTTAACACTCGCTTCTGCAGTCTGTACTGCAACTTCCATACGTGCAACATTCGCACGTGCGGTTTCTAAATCAGATTGTAGCTTCTGAACATACAAATAGCCGACCCCACCAGTGGCAAGGACGGCTATTACTATACCGATTTTAATTGATGCGATCATCGATTAAAGAGAAGACTATTCCTCGTCTTCTTCCTCTTCGTCCTCATCTTCATCTTCATCTTCGTCTTCATCATCTTCTGCTTCGTCTTCTTCTTTGACTTTTGCTTCAGACATCTCTGCATACTTTGCTTCCAAAGCTGCAGATAGACGACCTGCGATTTCTTCTTCAAAATGTTTTTTCATCGCTACTGGTTCATTTGCCAGTGCGGATTTAATAATATCTTCTACAGACATGGTTAATCTCCTAAATTAAGGTTCATTGTCTTTCTATTTATAAATTTGCGAAAATCTTTTTGATTACGTCTTTTGTATTTGTTTCTCGCTTTAGAACCAACGCCTGGTTCCCCCTGTGGTCCAACACCTATTCCTGCGATCCCACCACCCCCTGCAGAATTTGCAGGTTCTTCTGATAGTCGTCTCTTATGACGTTTATATCTAGGAAGCGACATCTCTTTTTCTACATCCATGACTGCTTCAACAAATTCGTTGACCATATTCATAGCATGTACATAATTATCGAAACTTCCCATCTTCAAAAACCTAGAAGCGGCAACATGATCCTTTTCGATTTTCTTTTTAAGAGTGTCAAGGTTCATGCGTCCGTAACCCTGAATAAGAACTTCAGGGTTGTCGTACTCTTTTTTAGTTTCTGGTTTTTTGAAGATAGTACCTTTTGCCATTTTTATACGTCTACTGTTACTGAGAATTGAACTGATGTTGCGCCTGGAGTGATACCTTTATTACGGAAGTAAGTGTCGAAATCAGAGAATCTAATTGTCCCACTAGTAGGAATGCCTGGCGCAACACCATAGTATTCATTAATTGCGTGAGGTGTACTTCCTCCAAAGTACCTCACAATGAACGCCATACCGATTGCCATTATGTATCTCCTTCACCAAAATCTCCCTGATTAGCCAAGATAAGATTTAAATATTCACTTTCAAATTTCAAAAGCGCTGGCTCGATTATATCATCGTCCATATCTTCTGTCAAGAGGGAATCTTCACTAAATTCATTAAATTCTTTGATAAGAAATAGTGCAGCAGCATAAGATGCAAAACGTGAAGATCCGCCAGGCACCTTTGCGAGAATTTTCTTTAGATTTAGAATCATAAGATCGAAGATACCAAACGCATCTCTTTGCGCTTTTTTCAAAAAGTTTTTGCGCTTGATGAGAATATTTCCTTTCTCATCAATTATTCCAAGCTTATAGGCTTCCCACTTCTCGAAAGGAGTGACAAGTTTTCTTATGAATGAATAAACTAAAAATAGATCTACGACCATTCGTTAGATTCCTTTAAGTACTTGACATATGTGTCTGTCTGATACTATACTATCTTTGTGTATAGATAACCCCTCGTATCGAACGAGAACAGGCATATAATTCAAATACTCACAAAACGGTTTCAAGTACTCATGGTACTCTGGTAATTTCATGAACAACATGTGAGTTCCATTTTCACCAAATACGTTGTAGATGATGATCATGTGATTCAGAATCAACCTTTCTTTCAGTTCGCCTTCTTGTCTATAACGTCCGAACAGTTTCCTCAAATATTGGAAACGTTTCATGTCTTCCTCAAATTCGGTTATATCCGAACAATGAGGATTGTCATAGTGCTTCATAGCGTACATCAGAAAGGTTGATTCTGTCAAATTCATAATTTAAATGTTTCAGTCTTAGCTGTCTGCTACGATTGCGTCTTCGTCAACTGTATCACCTGTAATACCCAAGTCACCCGCATCACCCGAAGCAACTTTCATCACTACTAGTGGTTCTGCAATGTGACGTGTACGTCCATCTGCAGTGGTGTATGTGTGGTACAGGTTCCAGCCTGGCGTACCAAGACCTTTTGCTTTGTTTGACGAAAGTCCCGCTTCTGTCAAGTCAACGAACACTGCGTTGTCCTTGTCATGCGACTTGTTCGGGTTTGCCGCTGCTGTTTCTAGATACTTAGGTGCGTCCGCCAGTGTATCTGTCTTTCCCCATTGTGCCATTATTCTTCTCCTTGGTTTTCGAATTCTTTATCGACAATTTTTGAAATAAGTTCTGATTTTTCCATACTCTTTACTTTATCTATGTCATCTTCTCCATAATGTTTTTGATAAAGTTTCATCAATTCCACTGGCGCTAATTGTTTAAGTTCATTATATCTATTCGCAACCTCATCAGACTTCTCTTCTGTCTTTGCAGATTCCGAAAGTCTCTTTGAAAGAGATTTCTTGAATTTTTCTTTGAAACTTGATTCTGTGAATACAACTTCATATGATGCAGATCCACCAGTCTTAGGATCTAACGCCATCATGCGTTCTTTACCTTTAGTGGTGTTCTTATAGTCCTTGTGTACCTTGCGAAAGTCCTTCTTAGAGATGTGGATCTTACCACCTTTGATCTCATAGTTCTTCTTCTCTTGTACGTCTGAAGACTCTTTGATTTCATTTCCACAACAACTACACTTTTCACCAATTTCACTGGCATCGTGATTGCCCTTACAGTGTTCACAATCAGGACCACATCCGCATGAAGCTTCGTCTAGGTTTTCCTCAATTTCTTCTTTCGTGCCCTTCTTCTCCCAAGGTGCTTTTTTCAGAGTAACTTTTTCTTTACCCTTCTTGGAATAATTTGATACTTTTGCAAGTCTCGCTGCAAGTGCACCTTTTGCGTTTTCATCAAGTTCTTCTTCTACTTCCTCACGTTTCATCAACTT